GCTCAGAAACAAGGTTGGGACAAGCACTTCCAGGCTAACACAGTCAGAAATCGAAACGTACTCTCAACAGTTCGCTTAGGCATGGAAGTTTTGCGGCATTCTGGCTACACAATAACAAGGGAAGACTTACTCGTGGCTGCAACCCTACTAGCTCAAAATTTATTCACACATGGTTACGCTTTGGGGAAATTATGAGGGGATCTCTCAGTGCTAAGTAGGATGCGGTCGAGGCTAGTTTTAAGATTATTTAATTCAATTATTGCTGCATTTAAGCCACTTTGGTGCTGGTCGATTAATTTCTGAATATAATACTGTTCAACTTGTAGCTTTCCTTTATCGGCATTTTTAGCAAAATCAGAAGATAGCACTCCCCCTTCTTTGGCATAAATTTCTTTAGACAATGAACGAAACATTAAGGCAAAGCACTGCTCGTCCGTGCCTGTAAATTTTTCGTTCTCTAGGCATGAAAATAAGATTCTGTCATGAACTGCACAAAATCCTGTAAAAGTGGATGCCTGATTGATACCGATCTTCTCGGGAAGCCATTTTCCGTTGTTTCTCATCAGGCTTGCTAAGTTCATTATCACCCCCATGACGTGATTGCTGGAGTCGGCGATCGCCTTAAGGCTACTGCTCTTAGATATCGTATGCGCCTGAACGATGCGTTTATCACAATCTTCGTGCATGGATGCTGGCGCATAACATGCCTTTCTCTGCGAGAGAGACTTTGAAAATTTCAGTGCCTCGGCTTTGGATACCGGAGTTTCACGATCTCGACCAAGATGGCACTTTTTATACTTAAGTCCTGAATTACACCAGCACTTATCATTTCTTCCTAATTTCACTTTATTGTTTCCCACGAAATTAATGTTCTATAACAAAAACACTTATCGAAAATAGGTGTAATTTATCACTCCGGCAGCTAAAAGATCATCTGCCACATGCACGATAATAAATCTTCCTTGCGTCATCATCTCCCTCTGTTCTTAAATCAGGTGTTGCCTGTGTGCGGAGGATTCGCGAAGTACAGTAGCCGAAATGCATGATCTTACCCATCAATGGTGAGCACGCGATAATAAGTGAGTCCCTAATTGACCACTCATGGCAATACAACTTCAACCAGCATTCATGACCACTATCCGTGGATTAACTGTTACATAAGCAACACCTGCTCTAGGCACAAAGCGGGCTGCCAGATTGGGTCTGGCACTGTGCTGTGAGTGTGTCAGTTCTGGTTTGAGTCAATACATCTAATTTGCTCATTCTGTTTCTGCTATCCATTCCGGGATTTTTGCTTCAAGCTCAAGCTGTGTGGTAAAGCCGCTGTTATCAATGGTGTGCTCGGCTTTTGCAATAATCCAGTCCTGATTATCGATGTCACTTTTGAAGCCTGTCACCGTGCCATGCATTTCGGGATAGAGTTCTGCGCGTCCACGCGCCAGCGTGATGGAGAATGATGCGGCTCCGCGTTGTAGCTGCTGCCACTTTGCCGCCGCTGCACGTCTTGCTGCCTGCTCGTTCTGATAAGTCTTGCGTAACACAAACACGTTGCCTTCCGCACCTTCCATATAGTCACCTTCACGGCTGCTGCTTTTCTCCTTTTTCGGTTTGCGGCGTTTCACGCTGACTTTTTTCTTTTTCCCGTAATTAAGATCAAGCCAGTAAGCACGTACCCCCGTATACGCTTCGCGGTCAGCAATGCGGAACTGATGGCGATCGCCACTGCTGCGCGTGATGGCGAACGATGGCAACGGCTGGCCCTGTGCGTTCACGCCACCGCCTGGCATGATGAATAACAGATTACTGCTTTTTACCGTAGTGATTGCGCCCAGCATTTCCGCCATGCGCGTAAGGAAGGACATGTCGCTTTCTTCGGTCTGGTCGGCGTGGTCGATTTCAATATCCATCAGCATTTCGCTGATTTGTGGTTTCAGACCGTACCGATGAGCGATGGCGGATACCACGCGCTCAACGGTCACATCATGCCAGGACACCTCACGTTTAACGTTAAATTCATCCCGAAAATCTGCGCTTCTGGCTGAAACAGTCAGCCTGTCCGGCGGTCCTTCGTGAGCGATTTCATCAACAATGTAAGTGCCTTTTTCTGTCAGCGGTTCTCCTTTCCAGCCAATGAGAACCGTCAGGCGCGCGCCCCGTGGCGGTAGCTGCAACTGACCATCCGCATCATCCAGCGTGATGGTGAGCAGGTCCGCTTCAAATCCCCGGTTGTCGGTCAGTGACAGGCTCATCAGGCGCTCTGCCACGCCGGACAGTGTTTCCCCCTCCGCGAGAATATCAAAATCCGGCATTTTCACGGGGTCTGTGCTCTGACTGAGCAATTGCATGGTGGTATCGGTCATCTGTTCCCTCCCTGTGCGGCATGGTCGCATGTGCGTGCATAGGGGGTTACTGCTTTTTGTTGTCGCCGTGGCGGGAGAACGGCGCAGGGGTGAGATTACGCGCGTGGTGGGTGATGATTGTTGCCGAATCATTTAACGGATACAAGGGGCTGAAGCTATGAGTGAAACTCGTTTTCATGGTGCCCGTGTTACGGAAAGTACCGACCTGGTAACAGCGATTAATGATGTTGATTCCAGTGTTATCGGTATCGTGGCAACGGCGGATGATGCGGACGCGGAGCTGTTCCCGCTGAACAAGCCCACACTGCTGACCCGCGTCAATGACGTGCTGGGAAAATGCGGGACTACGGGGACGCTTTATCGTGCGCTTAAGGCTATTGCAGACCAGGTGAGCACAAAAGTGATCGTCGTTCGCGTGGCTGAACACAAAGAAGAAGGCGGTAAGACGCAGGATCAACTGGTTATCGGTGGTTCTGAATCTGACGGCAGCTATACGGGGATGTATGCGCTGCTTGTTGCAGAGCAGGATGAAAGCATCGGATACCGTCCGCGTATTCTGGCCGCGCCGGAGCTGGACACGGAGGCGGTGACAAAATCCCTGTGCGTGATTGCGGGTAAACTGCGCGCGTTTGTGTATGCCTCATGTCATGACTGTAACACGATGGCTGAGGCAATTACCTACCGCCAGAAATTCAACGAACGTGAGGTGATGCTCTTATGGCCGGACTTCATCGCCTACAACCCGAAAAGTGGCAAAAACGAAACGTTCCCCGCGCCTGCCTATGCGTGCGGCCTTCGTGCGTACATTGACCATGAGCAGGGCTGGCACAAATCGCTGTCCAACGTTCCTGTTAAAAATGTGCTGGGGATGTCCAGGCATGTTTTCTGGTCGTTGCAGGCCGAAGACAGTGATGCCAACAGCCTCAACAACAAAGAAATCACGACCATTATTCGTCGCAACGGGTTCCGCTTCTGGGGCAACCGCACACCGGAAACGAACGCCTACATCTTTGAGGTGTATACCCGAACCGCACAGGTGCTGGCTGATTCAATTGCGGAAGCGCAGTTTGAAACCATCGACAGTCCACTGACGCCTGCGAACGTGAAGGATGTTATCAGTGCCATCAGGGCAAAACTGGATTCGCTGGTTACTGCCGGGAAACTGATTGGCGCGGAGTGCTGGTATGACGTGGTGGATAACAGCACCACGGATTTACGTCAGGGGCGTGTGCGTATTCGCTACAAATATACGCCCGTTCCGCCACTGGAAGACATGGAGCTTTACCAGACGTTTACTGATGAATACTTTGAACCCGCATTTGCGGTGCTGGGAGGTGCCTGATGGCTGTACCAAAACATCTTCGCTTTTTTACGCTGTTTGTGGATGGTGAAAACGAAGTGGGTAAGGTGACGTCCGTCACTCTGCCTAAGCTGACGCGCAAAACCGACAGCTACCGGGGTGGTGGCATGATGGGTGCGGTAAGTATTGATCTCGGTCTGGACGACTCCGCGCTTGATGCGAGCTTTGTCATGGGGGGCGCAGTTCGTGAGCTGTTCCTTAAGTATGGCGGCACGATTGACGGCACGCTGCTGCGTTTTGCGGGTGAATATTACACCGATGCAGAAAGCGACCTGTATGAAGTCGAAATGCGCGGACGTGTGACGGAAATTGATATGGGGGAAGCCAAACAGGGCGAAGCCACATCACACACTTACGCCATTAAAAACACCTACTACAAGCTGAGTGTTAACGATCGCCCGTTGTGGGAGATTGACCTGCTGAACTTCATTTACCGGAAGGACGGCAAGGACATTGTGCCCGATCGCATCCGTTCCGCGCTCGGGCTTGGCTGATAAGTAATATGCAGGCGGCGCAGTGCGTCGCCTCTGACTGAAAGGAGTTTCCTGATGAAAGAGACGAAAAACATCGATACCGAAAACACGGTAGTTGCTGACACTGTGAAAGAAACCAGTGAGCGTGGTGTAAAACTTACCCAACCAATTGAGCGAGGCGGCGAAAAAATCACGTATGTGGAGATCACCGGGGCTATTGAGCAGGCTGGATCTCTGCGAGATTTGTCGCTGTCTGATGTGCTGAATCTGAAAGCGGAATCCATGTTTACGCTGCTGTCACGCGTGACATCACCGCGACTGGATGAAGTGACGATCAAAAAAATGGCATCCCGTGACTTTATTCAGTTATGTGTGGTTGCCGTAAATTTTTTGAGCGGTGCGGACTCTGGCGGGAAGAACGAACAGGCGACGGAAGCCTGATCACGGTTGTGTGCTTTGAGCACATAGAAGACTTTGTGGCAGATATTGCCGTTATTTTTAACTGGTCGCCCGCCGAAATCTTCATGATGACGCCCGGCGAAGTGGTTAGCTGGCGTGAGCGGGCGGCACTTCGCAGCGGGAATGCAGACAATGAAGACTCTTGATATCCGGGTCGCTTTCAGCGCCGTTGACAGGCTGACCCGGCCTGCCGAAAACGCCCGCCGCCTGATGGGGCAGTTTGGTGACTCCATCCAGCGAACGCAGGGGGCGATTAAAAATCTCGAGCGTCAGGCTCGTTCATTTGAGCGCGCCCGCGACGCTGTCAGTAAAGCGGATGCGGGTATCGTGAAAGCACGACGCCAGCTTAACGCCCTTAATCAGTTACAACGCACGGGTACAGTGCTCAGCGAAAAACAACAAAAGCTGATGCAGCAGTTAAGCACCCGGCTTGAACGCCTGAATGAATCGCGCACACGGGAAATTCAGAAAATGCGGGAGCTTGGCGGAGAGCTGAAACGCCACGGCATTTCCCTGACAGGCAGCGATAACACCATCCAGCAGGCCATCAGACGCACCGAACAGTACAACAACCAGCTTGAACGCGAACGGCAGGCGCTTGCGCGTGTAACGCGGGCGCGTGAGTGGTATTCGCGCGCGCAGGAAACCGCGGGAAAACTGAAAACAGGTGGTGCGCTGGCAATTGGTGCGGCAGCGGCGGGCGGCTATGCTGCCGGGCGTTTTTTGCAGCCCGCGATCGGGTTCGGCAAAGAGATGTCCCGCGTTCAGGCGCTGACGCGAATCGACCAGAACAGCCCGCAGTTTAAGGCGCTGCGTGAGCAGGCGTTAAAACTTGGCTCTGAAACGCAGTTCACCGCAGGCGATGCCGCCAGTGGGCAGGCATTTCTTGCAATGGCAGGCTTCACACCGCAGGCCATTCAGGCTGCGCTTCCCGGAGTGCTGAGCATGGCAACGGCTGACGGTATGGATCTCGGCGAGACGGCAGATATTGGCTCAAATATCCTGACGCAGTTCGGCCTTTCTGCTGACCAGATGGACCGGGTCGGTGACACACTCACCGCAGCGTTTACCCGTACCAACACTGACCTTCGCGCACTGGGCGAAACCATGAAATATGCAGGTCCGGTGGCGGGTAAGCTGGGAATATCGCTGGAGCAGGCCGCAGCGATGGCTGGTGTGCTGGCGAATATGGGCATCAGAGGGAGTGATGCCGGGACGGCAATGCGTGCCAGCCTGGCTCGTCTGGCATCACCGCCAAAGGCGGCGGCAGAAGCTCTGAAAGAGCTGGGCGTGTCCGTCTCGGATGCCGGGGGTAAAATGCGCCCGATGGAGGATGTGCTGGCCGACCTTTATAAAGCCACCCGCAAATACGGGGAAGTTGACCGGGTATCGTTCTTTAAGGACATTGCCGGAGAAGAGGCTTTCACATCGTTTATGGCGCTCGTTGATGCAGTGGGTGACGGTTCCTTACCCAAACTGAGAAAAGAACTTGAAGGCGCGCGCGGTGAGGCTGAACGCACAGCAAAGGTTATGGCCAACAACCTTGACGGCGATCTGAAATCACTCGGCAGTGCATGGGAAGGGTTGCGCATCCGCATTGCAGATCTGATTGACGGTCCGCTGCGTTCTGTCACGCAGTGGCTCACGCGGGTGGTATCAAGGGTGACGGCGCTGGCGCAGGCCCATCCGGCACTGACGCGCCAGCTACTGATAGCAGGCGGTGCGTTGCTGGCAATGACTGCAACGGTTGGCTCGTTGTCGCTGGCTATTGGTGTGCTTGCTGGTCCGCTGGCAAAACTGCGTCTTGGTTTTTCTCTCCTGACCGGATCAATGAATGCTGTCAGGGTCCTGCCAGCACTATGGGGAATGGTGACGGGTTCCGTTTCTTTACTGGGAGGCGCTATCGGGGCGCTGTTCAGTCCGGTTGGTCTTATCGTGGCTGCGCTTGCCGGAGCTGCCGTCCTTATCTGGAAATACTGGGATCCCATCAGGGCATTTTTTGCCGGGGTGTTCAGCGGGATTATGGAAAGGCTGAACCCGTTGCGTGAAACCTTTGAACGGTTTGGCCCTGTTTTTGACGCAATCGGAAGCGGGATCAGCCAGGTGTTTAACTGGTTTAAATCGCTGCTGTCACCGATGGAGTCCAGCAAGGAAACGCTGGATAAATGTACCAGTGCTGGCGAGATATTCGGTAACGTTCTTGGCGGTGCGTTACAACTTGTTCTGACACCTGCAAAAATGCTACTGGATACGCTGGCGTGGATACTTGAAAAACTTGGCGTCCTTCCGGATGAAGCGGAAAGGGCGCGCAAGAAAATCGAAGACGCACAGCGTGCGGCCATTCTTCAGGATAAGGTTGCCTTACTTCAGGGGGACCTGGCGAAAATCAATCCGCCGAAGCCTGTGGAAAATGGCAATGGCACCGGAGGTGATAAACCCAAAGACAACAAACCGCTCACAGACAGCAATACCGGGACGCTACGCAGACTCAGCAAAATTGCTGATAACACAGGTAAGCTGGTTGATGAGACGAAAAAACGCATTGGCCCTGGCGATATTGTCTTTAAGAACCTGCCCCGCGCACTTGCTGTTCGTGGGGAGTGGCAGGAGCGGAAGATTGCGCAGGTCAGTAAGCCTGCCCCCGCAATTAATATCACACCCGTAGTCCCGGCTCCGCTGCCTCCGGCGCTGGTCCCTGTTGTTGCGGCCAGCTCCCGCCCGGTGGCGGAGGCCATACGATCGCCAGTGGCATCAGTTCCTGCAGCTTCCCGTAATCGGGAGCCTGCTGTCTCCAGATTTGGCGGTGAAATTCATGTTCATCTGCATAACGTTGTTACGCAGAATCCCCGCGAACTGGCGAAACTGGTCGGTGAAATGGTCAGGGCAGAAATGGAACGGCGCGCCCGTGCCGGGCGTGGCAGTTTTTACGATAAAGATTGAGGAGTCATGGCCATGATGATGATCTATGGCATGTTTGTTTTTGAGCTGCGCACGCTGCCGCATCAGCAGTTACAGCAAAACAAAAGCTGGCGGCATGTGAAAAATGAACGCGTTAACCGTTCAGCAAGCTGGCAGTATATCGGTGCAGGTGATGATCGCATCGTTCTTTCTGGTGTGCTTTATCCTGAAATTACAGGTGGCGAAGTGTCGCTGTCTCTGCTGACCACGCAGGCGTATACAGGACGGCCCTGGCCTCTGATTGATGGCGTCGGGCAGATTTACGGCATGTATGTCCTGACCGAAACGAATACGACCCGCTCCGAGTTTGATCGCTACGGTAAGGCGAAAAAGATAGAATTTTCACTGACTCTTGAACGCTGTGATGAGGATTTGCGGGAGCGCCTGCAATCCTCATCGTTCAGCGATATGTTGTCCGGCTTCAAAGATAAGGTGACATCATCCCTTAATAGCGCGACCAGCTCAGTTAAGGGGCTGCTCTGATTTAACGTATGTCGCCAATTTCCTGATGAAGGTGACTGGCGACTTGCTGTTGTATGTCCTTCTCAGAAAATTGTTTTTGAATAACAAACAACAGGATTTTATAATCTCTTAACCTTATAATATGTGTGGTCTGAAATAATAATTAAGGAGATTATCGTGCTGTCTTACTTAATGGCAATTCACTTTGTTTTATTTGGGGACTCTACTAATTTAAAAAACTTCTGGAAATATGAAGTAATTCGGCGGAAACGTATGGATATCTGGAGGCTTTTAAGAGAGAAAAAACAGCGTAACCGGAATTTCCTTTTCTGGTGGCGGTTGGCTAACGAAATGTATATTAATGGTAATAAATTACATAAGAAAGCAGCCAAAAAGTTAAACAGTAAAATAATTAACAAATTTGGTTGTGAAATTGGATTGGGCGCAAATATTGGAAAAGGGTTAACAATTCCCCATCATGCTGGAATTGTTGTTCATTTTGCTGTTGATGCTGGTGAAAATCTGGTGTTACGACAGAATACTACCATTGGACAGATAGATGGTGACATGCCTGGTTCAAGAGTAAAAATTGGTAGTAACGTTGATATCGGAGCTAATTGTTGCATCATTGGATTATCACGTAAAATTGGGGATAATGTAAAAATAGGTGCAATGTCTTTTATAAATAAAGATATACCATCGAACTGCACATATATAACTAAAAAGAGCGGTGTTGTATTGTATAAATAGAGTACATAAAGCCATCTATATTTCAATCGATGGCTTTTTCTCTTTATTGTGGGGCGACTGGCCACTCAACATCCGCTGCTACCGCTGTATTAACACGATTCAACAATACCCGGTATGTCTTCCATGCAGCCAGTAACGATGCCTCTTCCTCCGTTGCAATATCCAAATCTACGGCATCCTGAAGTGGCGCAATATGCTCGCTGGCTACCTGCATCAGGCTGTTTTTTGTTTCTTCCGCCTCCCTTATCCGAAACAGTTTTTCTGCTTCTGCATCTTTCACCCAGGATGTGCCGTTCCACTTCTGATACTCTCCATACGGCGACAACCAGGTAACATTTTCCGGTAATGGACCGAGTTCAGAAATAAATAACGAGTCCCCTGATGCCACGTCATAAACCGTTTTACCCCGATGGTCTTCAACGAGATGCCACGATGCCTCATCACTGTTGAAAACGGCCACGAAGCCAGCCGGAATATCTGGCGGGGCAATATCGGTACTGTTTGCAGGCAGACCTGTATGAGGTGGAATGTATGCATCACCTTCACCAATAAAC